GCAGTGCGCCCGTGTCATCTAACAGCGCGTTTGATTCATCATGGAACACAACAGGAAAGTTTGTGTTCGCCGTGCTATCGCTGACAGTAACTGTTGTGGCAACAGCCGCAGTGCCTGAGTATCCAGACGATGTAATTGTACCTAGCGATGAGCCTGCATCGGCAAAGGTAATTGTACCGCCATCTGCGTCTAGGGTAATCCCGCCTGATGAATCCAGCGTAACCGTAGTGCCTGCAAGCTCTGCTGTACCATCGGCGGTAATCTGTATGTTTGCGGCGGCGGCGGCATTGTCTGTTGTAACAATGCTAAGAGTTCCGTTGGTTCCCACTGTAATTATAGCGGTGTCATCTGTAGACCCCGTCATAGTTATTGCTTTGCCGTCTACAGCTACGTCATCTACTGTTAGTGCTGTTAGCGTACCCACAGACGCCAAATTGGGCATTGCCGTAATTTCATCGTCAAAGTATGCCGCTAGGTCTGTGACGGCCACTTGTTTCATTGTCCCTGCATCATTAAATACAACGCGGTCTGCATCTGCCACAGTGGTGGATGAGGCAGTTGTGTCGCCATCCATTATGTTTAGTTCTGCGGTAGTGGCTGTTACACCATCTAAAATGTTTATCTCTGTAGCGGTAGACGTAACGCCATCCAGAATATTTAACTCACTCGCGGTTGATGTTACGCCATCTAAAATATTAAGCTCTGAGGCTGTCGATGTAACGCCATCTAAAATATTAAGTTCACTAGCCGTAGCTGTAACGCCATCCAGTATGTTTAGCTCTGCTGTTGTTACAGTTGCCCCATCTAGTATTTCTAGCTCTGCCTCACTAATTTCTGCACTGCCGATGGTGACAGTGCCAGCAAAAGTCGCGTTAGCCCCGCTAAATGTTATCGCTGTTGTAGAGCCTGATTTAAGTATTAGGTTGCCAGAAGAGTTTGTTAATGCCGCATACTGAGTGCCAGCATCCTTCAAAAGAACGTCTGCGCCGTCTGCATCCAAGATAATATCTGCGGGGGCATCTACAGTAAGGTCGCCTGACGATGGAATGAACAGTGCTTTTTCTGCCGCTAGTGTGCAAAACACATCCTTAGTGCCAGCGCCAAAGTCTACCTTGCTCCCGCTGTTAGAGCTTTCATGCACCGTATCTCTTGAAAGAGTTGTGCCACTAGATGTGTAAGTTCCCGTACCAATTTCAAAATTGGTTCCGTCAGTAATACAATAAAAGGTATTATTAGAGTCCCCAATAACAGAAAACGACTGGAACCCCGTAGCCGCACCCGCGAGAGTTATGGTTCCAGTTCCTGTTGTTGTCGTTGTTTCCTTAACTCTGTCTTTAACTACAAACGCCACGGGTCACCTATGCTATGCGAATAATCCCTGCGCTTGATGTTGGGCTAGGGAATTGTATTTGGAATGTTCCATTAGACGCAGTCTTGTCACCACCAAATGCCAGCACGCAGACTGCATCAGTTGTGCTAGAGCTAGAGCCAGTTGTTGTGTTGTATATCAGTGCGCCATTTGCTGTAAATGATGCGCTGGTATAGGTGACATCCGCGAAGTCAACGACTGCGGTAGACGTATCTACCAGCTTGGGAAAGGTGCTTTCAACACTTAGTGTTGCACCGCCCGCACTATAAGAACTGCCGGATGTATTGCTAATCTCATTGCTTGTGCTGTAGTCCGTAGTAGTAGCGCCCAAAGATGCACTACTCGTAAACAAAGCTATCTTAAAAGTATCAGAAGAACCCGCAGTAAAGTTGTGCTTTGCCTCCAAAAGCTCTTGCTTAAATGAATTGCACATTGCTTGCGATATTGCCATCACAGCCTCCTAATGTATTGGGCAACATCCTCATGCCCATTCTTTGCCAAAATATTATATACAGTCGTCCTGTCGTTGTTAACTGCCTCACGCAAAGTATTTATCAGCAGTGGCCTCAAAGAGTTTTTAAAGGCGTGTGCTTGGTCGCGGATAGGCTTTGGTGCCTCATCAGATATAGAAATTATTTTTTCTAAACATCTCTCTGTTATTTCTTCTATAGATAGCCCCCTGTCGTTAGTTGTAACTACATTTACTATGGGGTCTTTTGGTAGCTCCATGCTTGCACTAAACATTACATCTCCATCCTTGGCTCGCCATCTCTGTAACTGTCACGCTTGAGGCGACCATCCACAAGCGTTGCTAATTGAGATACTGCATCAGCGTATTTTGTTTCATACATCTGGAGAACATCGGCGTCACCCTTCATAAAGATGTACGCTTCAATCAGTGAGCCATATAGCAATGCAGACTCTGCGTTAGTTCCAAGCCAACTTGTTCCGCTGGTCGATACAGTTATAGACTCTGGGTCATATGCATAATGTAACTGTACCGTTAGTGTGGCATTTGGAGTTGGGGCTAATATAAATTCAGTGCTTGAGTGGTTTGCATAAAACAACGGCACCCCAGATGTGGCTGTTGCTGGAAATGCCTCACGGATAAAACTTGGGTCTTTTTCCAAAAGAAACCGATAGTCATTGTCTGCCTCTACCACAGCTATCGAATAAGCATTTAGAAAGTCAGCGGGTTTATTAAGAAACCTTTGACTGGCAACTAAGTTTGCTGTCACAACCTTACGCAAGTCTGGTATTGCAACAGAGCGATATATGCGCTCCTCTGCTTGCGTAATAAAACGCGACAGATTGTTTACGAAAGTTGTTTCCGTGTTTTCACTATAGTCCTGAATAGCTTGCTTCAGCGTTGTGAATGTGTAGGCCATTAGTCATCCTCGGCGTACAGATTGTCAAAAACTCTATTAACATCCAAGGTGTAGTCTAAATCACTTTTGCTGTAATGTATATGTGCAGACGGTTTAAAGTCAGGCGCTCCCTGCCCTGTTTCAAACCATGCGGGGTGCGTGACCCTCACACGATTGTTGGGAAGAGCTACAATGTTGCCCGTCCACTCGCCTGCATCCAGTAGATACATAACATGGCTCTGCTTGTGCTGTGCAGGGTCATCAGCTATCTCGCTTTCCGTATAGTCTACCGTGAAGAGATATTTAGCTGGGAACATCTCGCCATCTATTTTGGCAAGCCAAGGGCAGGGTGTTGCCCTGTCTATAACGTAAACAGCATGATTGTGAGAAGAGCAGTCCCAAGGCTGTGCATCGTGTGTGTCCATAGGCTCCGGCCAATCATCGACTGCAATGTCTGCCATCAGTGCAGTTATAGGCATACGCGCCCACATCGCTCCGCCATGCACGGTGTCTTCTGGTTCGCCCTCTGGTGAAATGCCCGTGAATATCACTTGAAAGCTAAGACTACGGCAGGGCATTGTTGTTACTGCAACTGCCATAGCATGGAGAAACTCTCCATGATAACCCTCATGGTTGTGTGTATATTCGCGGCGCACCCAGCACTTGAAGTGCGGGATATTGCTTTGAAGATAAGGCATTACGCTTTAGTTAGCTTGTAACCTTTTGCTTTGGCCGCAGAGCGGATTTGAGCAAGCGTCATTGGCTTGGCTGTCTTACCGCCCTTTGCCATGCCTTTAGACTTCATACGTCCGCCCATAGCCATACCTTTGGACTTCATTCGTCCGCCCATACGGTATCCTTTAGACTTCATACGTCCGCCGCGAGCCATGCCCTTGGATTTTTTCATAGGTTTTTTTGCTACTTTTCTACGCATAACACTCTCCTAACCGTTTCTAGTAAATTTACCGCCCTTGGTCGCGGCACCCATACCGCGAGCTACTCCCCCGCCTGACATCCTTTTAGCGGCTGGGCCTCTCCGCCTTGATGCGGCTGGCGTTCTTTTTCTCTGTTGGGCTGGGGTATCTTTTCGACTAGCTAAATTTTTTGCTTTTTCTGCCGCGTCAGTTTTGACGTTTCGCTTTTTCTGGGCCGCAACCTGTGCGGGTGTTTGGCCCTTAGTTATTTTACTTATGTCTGTGTCTCTATAAACATCTGTGGCTTTTGCACTTAGTTTGGCAGGAACCTTAATCGTTTGTCCTGCCCTAATTTTATTTGCATCTGCAATTTTGTTATTATCCTTCAGAGCTTTGAGGCTTACTCCATAGTTTCTGGCTATCTGACCAAGGGTATCGCCTGATTTAATTTTGTAATTTCTGGCGCTGGCAAGCTGACCGGGGTCACGACTTGTTCCGCCCCGCCTGCTACCAAAAAACTCCGCGTTTGCCTTGCGGCCTTTTTCAAACTTGGCCCTAGAGGTTTGGTCGCCCCCAAGAGGGTTCGTGTTTCTTGTTGGCGTTGCTCGTTTTTTCCGCCCTCTTTTTGGCTTGCTGGCCGCTATTTGTTTGTTGATAATTCCCGCCAACAATCCCGGTCTTTCTTTAGCCATAACAATCTCCAAAAGTTATATGTCTAACTACTTTAATGCCGAGAGGGCTACAGCGTAACCCCCTATGTAATTTTAATTGTCACTTCTCCAGCTTTTGCTGTTAGGTCTGTAAACAGCCCACCAACAGGATTGTGACCAAAGGCAGAGTCCAAGCTGTTGTCAGGTCTGGGGTCACGCAAGGATTGCGGGTCTGATACCCTGAGTCTTCCTACAAAGTTTTGCGGATGGTCGCCGTCTAGGACATCCTTGCCCACCAACAATCCAGTGCGAACACCGTTCTGCACTTCTGCAACCAAGTCTCTTAGTGGATAGCGAAAGCCCGTTCTATCGCAGTATCCAAAAGCCTTACTGCCTCTCGCGTACATCTAGCCCTCCACAAAAGCAGAATTAAATGGAACAAACCTTATCGACACCCTGTCTGCATCTT